TGCGGGTTGGGTGTGGTGGTTTTGTATATGTAAGGGAACATCGACAGCCATCCCCAATAGTTACCGGCATGACAAATAAGACAACGCGGGCGGGTGTGCGGGCGGGATATCCTGTTAGTTTATCCGGCGGGATTGTTTTGTGGTGATGTTCTGGTGGGTGCCTTGGGATCGGTGATGGGGACAAAAATAGATATATTGTCGGTCGGGCGTACGCGAGGGCCACCCCACCCCCCCGGCATATGCTAGCAAAGCCCCGACAGATTTTACCCTGTTGAGGTTATCGATATGACTAAAAAACAACCCCTCTGGGGTACCCCTAAGGGGGATACCGTGTTTCCCCAGAAAGAAACCCCTACGCAGGGCAGCGAAGGGGGTGTGATATAGGTTTACCCGGCAGGACTTAGTCCTATCATACAGTCAGAATCCCGTTTTGTCAAGAAAATTCCACAATAAGCACTCTTTTTTATTTTTATTATTGACTTATAGATATATAACGGCTATACTTTGGTTGTGGGGCTAGATAAATCTAGCACATCCCGACAGATTTCCTCTTGACTTGTAACAACAGGGCGATGTAGGCTAATTAATCGGTCCCACAACTCCTATAAAAGAGCTAATCCCATGTTTGAAACATCCCTACTCGTTTGTTTAGTCGTTTCTCCCGAAACTTGTATGCAATTAAACGACACACAGGGTCCACACGCCTCAAAAAACGAATGCAAACAACGGGCAGACGAGATGGCAGAGTTTGCTATAGCGGCTAATCTGTTTGAATTGGACATCAAGTGGAAATGCACACAAACATCAGGACTGAAAGTCAGGTTTTATGAACCTTCTACCCCAACAAAAACAAAAAGACCGTCAGCTTACCCCTCAACAGAACCATTTTCTAGAACTTCTCTTTGAAAATGGCGGTCAAGTCACCGCAGCAGCCCTAGATGCAGGTTACTCTAGGGGGTCTGCAGCGTGGCTTAAGTCTAGTCTGTCTGACGAGATCATCGAACGCACGAAGCAAGTCCTTGCAACCAACGCTCTAAAGGCTGCTAACCGTGTTATAACGACGATAGACAACCCCGCCCCAGAACGAGGTGATGAATTACGCCTCAAAGCCGCAGAGTCGCTCCTGAACCGCGTAGGAGTGGCAAAGCAAGAACAAATCAACCACAATGTAACCGCAATACACGGAGTAGTCCTGCTACCCCCCAAGAAAGAGGTAGTTATCGATGGGTGACTATACATCACGAAGCAAAGAGTACGCAGCACAAGAAAAAGCTGATAAGAAACGCCAAGCTGCAGACGTTAAGGCAGGTGAAGCTGCTATCAAGAAGCGTAACAAAGAAGATGCGAAGCGATTAAAGGGCATTGAGTCAGGAACTCTCAATACGTATACAGAGGCTAAGAGCTACGGTGGGGGACGATACCGCCAGCCGCGACGGGCTATGGGTATCTTGAGCGATGCGAAAAGATTACTGAGGATATAGGGTATGGCTGATGATAAACAAATCCGCACCGACGGACGCACAGACAAAGAAATCCGTATTATTGCAGCAGAAAACATCACAAACTTAACCGACAACCAGCTAGATCGACTCAGACTAATTAGTCCGATTAAACAGAAGCTGGCTCACGGTGGCAAAGCCTGTCGTGGACGCTCTGCACAGGGAAGTTCCGAAAAGAATGGCTGAAGCCGCACCGAAGCGCACCTATCATCTATCGACCGCTGAACGTGCGCGAAGAGCAGCCCAAAAGAAACTGCGTGGTGCAAAGAAGAAAGCCCAGCAAGCCACAAAGAAGGCAGAGACACAAAGAAAGAAAGCCCGTGATCTTGAAAGCACTATTGGACGAGTTGAGAAAGCTATCACAGCAAGCGGCACTGCAACGATTGACACTGCCGATCTCAAGTCACTTCCCCCGGCTGTATCCGATCTCGTGGGAGATTCCGAAGTTGTCTTCCAAGCTAACCCCGGACCCCAAGAGGAGTTTCTTTCAGCGGGAGAGCGGGACGTTCTTTACGGCGGGGCTGCTGGTGGCGGTAAATCGTTTGCTTTACTTGCTGATCCCCTACGGTATTGCCATAACCCCCATCATCGGGGTCTTCTTCTCCGGCGTACCCTCGACGAACTAACAGAACTAATTGACAAGTCACGCCAGCTATACACAAAGGCGTTTCCCGGAGCAAAGTTCCGCGAATCCAAATCAACGTGGGTCTTTCCATCTGGGGCTACGATCTGGTTTACTTACCTCGACAGAGATAAAGACGTTACCCGATTTCAGGGACAGGCATTTAACTGGATAGGCATCGATGAGATTACCCAATACCCTACACCATATGTGTGGGACTATTTGCGTTCTAGGCTTCGTGCTACTGATCCTGAACTTCAAGAACACCTGTACATGCGCTGCACAGCCAACCCCGGAGGTGTGGGTGGCTGGTGGGTCAAGAAGATGTACATCGAAGGTACCCCCGAAAACAAAGCATTCCCTGCTTTTGACATAGACACTCGCAAGACATTTGCTTGGCCTAGTGGTCACGAAAAGGCAGGTCAGCCGCTCTTCTTCCGAAAGTTCGTTCCAGCGCGGTTGACAGATAATCCCCACCTCATGGCTGACGGTCAATACGAGGCTATGTTGCGTTCGCTCCCAGATGTCGAACGGAAGAGACTTCTCGAAGGGGATTGGGATGTGGCAGAGGGAGCAGCCTTTCCTGAGTTCTCACGAGTGAAACATGTGGTCGAACATTTTGACATTCCCACGAACTGGCCCCGCATACGAGCCGCCGACTACGGGTACTCCGCGCCGTCTTGTGTACTATGGGGTGCGATTGACTGGGATAATAATATTTGGGTTTATCGTGAATTATACGCTAAACACTTGACAGCCGAGCAATTAGCTGATAGAATACTAGAAGCGGAACAACTTGACCCGTTACCTCACTACACCGTACTCGATTCTTCTTGCTGGAACAAGACCGGATTCGGGCCATCCATAGCAGAGGTGATGATGCGGCAGGGAGTTCGCTGGACTCCATCAGATCGCAACCGTGTTCAGGGTAAGATGGAGATACACCGTCGTCTGGCAGATGACCCCTACTCAAAGGAACCACGAGTTCGTTTCTTTTCATCCTGCCAGAACATCGTGAAACAGATAGCTGGTATACCCCTCTCCAAAACAAACAGCGAAGACGTAGATACCAAAGCTGAAGATCACGCATACGACGCTTTACGATACATGATGATGACACGGATGAGCGGCTACGCTTCGATACATCAACAGCTAGGCGCAATCAAGAACCACGTTCACAAAGTTCAAGACGAAGTATTCGGATACTAACACATGGCACTTAACCCTGAAACAGCTACCGCCCGTGAAGTTGCAGAACTGTATGCGACTGAGCAGAAACTAAAGGTAGGCGCAAAAGCGTATGGTAACATGGTTGCCAAGTATTTGGGCGATGTTGCTGACCAGCCCGGTTCTGCCGTCAGTATCTTTACTCCTGATGAAACTGGGGAAACAACTCTCTCCAAAACGTTTAAAAATTTAGACTTAGAAGTTGACAACCCAAAACAGTCGATGCAAGCCTTGCGTCAAGTTGGCTTACGGATTTCAAGAGAGTTACCTGCTAATAGCAATCAACTGGCATTTCTACCAGAGGAAACACCTGATACACCAAAGAATGTAAAAATATTTGGTATCAAAGAACCAGCAAAGGCTGTATCAGAAGTATCTATCAAGACAGATAAAGCAACTATGCAGAACTTTTTTAGGCAGGTTGCAGAAATATCAAAAGACCCGAAACAAGAAGCTGCAGCTATGGCTGTGCTTTTTAACATGCAGAATGGTTTGCGACCCAACGCAGTAGCACAATTAAAGACTAACTCATACTACCCTGATACCCGCGCTATTTACATCTCAGCAGAAACAAAGGGAGCAAAGGGACGTAGAGTTAATGTGCCACTGAATGACATTGGAGATGCAATTCTTCAGGCTAGACTTCAGGATGGTAAAGTATCTGATGGCTACTTCTTTGTAAAGCCAAACGGTAAGCCTGTTTCTTCTACGGATATGACTAATATTCTTAAACAGGTAAAAATACCCGGACTTATATTTGACTCTGCAACAAATAAGACATTTGATAGTTTAGCACCAGAGGGTAAATCTGGAGAAGTCCCCGGAAAAAGGGGGTCCGCACTTCTCAGAAACCTGCATACTAAAGTTGCACAACGCAGTGGTATATCCTTTGAACGAATTGCCTATCTACAGGGTAGAAGCTTAAAGGCTGCTGCTGAAGGTTCTACAGGAGAAGTAACAGGGTACGCACAAGAGTATCCGGGGGATTTAGACCCAAAGGGACCGGATGCACGTAATGCCAACGTTGTGTCTACCTATTTTGCAGAGGCAGCTTCTGAAGCAGGATTTAATGTAACTGATGCCGTGCCGCCACCATCTCAAAGAGTTGGCAGAGCAACGCCGGGATACGAGTCCTTTTTTGAAGCACCAGTTGAAACAGCAAAGATGCCAGCCCCCGTGACTCCAGAGCCTGAGACTGGTCCGATGACTCTAAATGATTTGCAGCAAGATACTAAAGACGCAATGACTAAGGCCGGATTCAAAATTGATTTCGATAAATTAGCTAAAGTCGCTACAAAAGCCGCAGACAGCAAGATTGTTAAAAGTTTACCTGTCATAGCCGCCGCTGGTGCATACGCATCTACAAAAGCTAAAGCAGAAGAAATGGGATTACCTCGCGTTGTACAAGAGGGTGCAGCACTTGCTTCTGGTGCCAGTGAATTAACACCATTTTCTTTAAGTGACATAGGAGATACTTTCAGTGGACTTGGTGTTGCCAGAGATGTCGAACAAAAACGAATAGATGAATTACGACAGCGTGGAAGAGATCGCGCTGGGATGAATGCGGGGGATGGAGTTGCCCCGCCAGATGACAACTTCCTAACAATGCAACCTTAACATAGGGGAGATAAACCTATGCCAGACAATAACTACAACTACGGTGCATCATACGTAATGAACTCCGACAAGGAGTCTGTTGATGATCAGCCGGGTGTAAACAAGCTGTATCGTGAAGGTCTTGAGTTTCCAACTCGTGTGAAGACAGGCCCGATCACAGAAGATATGCCAAAGAAGCAGACTAAGCCTACAGTAGAAGCTTCATTCCACAAGATGGCAGACGACAGAAACTACTTTAGCTAGGACTTCAAATGTCTGATAATTTCCTACAACCCCCAGACGATAGTGAAGTTGTAGTCGTAGCCCCCGAAGAGGAGATGCCCGGTCTTGCCGCGCACATCCGAAAGAAGTTCCAAGACTCTGAAAATGGTCGCTTTGCTTACGAGCAACGTTGGCTAAAAGCGTTTAAGAACTTTCGTGGTATTTACGATTCAACTACCCAGTATCGTGACAGTGAAAAGTCGAAGGTATTCATTAAGATTACCAAGACAAAGGTGCTTGCTGCTTACGGACAGATTATTGACATCCTGTTCGCAAACAAAAAGTTTCCGTTGGTTGTAGAGCCAACTCCTGTCCCCGAAGGTATTGCAGAGTTTGCCCACATGCAAACCCCGCTTGATGAGATCATCGATCCCTACGGATTTGAGGGAGACGGAAGAACCCTAGAGCCGGGGGCATTAGAAGCTTCCCCACCTAGCGGGGACTTCTTAGGGGGATTAAAAGACAGGTACAACGGTGCGCCTCTTACAGAAGGACCAGCTTTAGCTGGAGAGCCACAAATTTCTCCCGCACAAAAAGCTGCTCTGAACATGGAGAAGGTCATTCACGACCAGCTTCTTGACACAAGTGCAGTCAATGTATTTAGAAGTGCTATCTTTGAAGCATCTCTTTTAGGAACGGGGGTCGTAAAAGGTCCGTTTAACTTTACTAAAAGAGTACACCAATGGGAGCGAGACGACGAAGGTTCTCGTGTGTATGCCCCCTACGAAAGAATTGTTCCGCGTATGGAACATGTTTCTGCTTGGGACTTTCATCCTGATCCAGCAGCAACGAGCATAGACGATTGTGAGTACGTCATACAGCGACATCGTATGAATCGATTGCAGCTTCGTAATCTTATCAATCATCCGTATTTCTACAAGGATGCTATTGAAGAAGTTATTGCAAAGGGATCAAACTACGAAGACAAGTATTACGAAGATACTATTCGTGAAGATGAAACAGAAGCGTACTATCAAGAGAACAGGTTTGAGGTTCTTGAATATTGGGGTGTTCTTGACGCTAAGTTTGCACAGGAAGTTGGAATGGATATTCCTGATGGCTTAGACCCCATCGACCAACTACAGGTAAATGTGTGGGTATGTGGTAACTTTGTTCTTCGTTGTGTCCTAAATCCGTTTACACCAGCCCGTATTCCCTATCAAGTCTTTCCATACGAAATCAACCCCTATCAAATATGGGGCGTTGGCGTAGCGGAAAACATGGAAGATGCACAGATGCTGATGAACGGTCACGTTCGTATGGCAATTGATAACCTAGCCCTAGCTGGCAACCTTGTCTTTGACGTAGATGAAGCCAGTCTGGTTCCCGGACAGAACATGGACATCTTCCCCGGAAAGATATTCCGTCGTCAGTCAGGAGTAACCGGAACAGCCATCAACGGCCTCAAGTTCCCTAACACTTCCCAAGAAAACATGATGATGTTTGATAAGTTCCGTCAGATCGGAAGCGCGG